TGGTCCTACAGGTGCTGCAAGTACAGTAATAGGACCTACTGGTAACACTGGTCCTACAGGACCTATAACACTAATAGCTCCTTTTAGTGGTGTTACTGGTTATGGTTATACAGGTGCTGCTGTAACAGGTACTGGTGCAGTACCATATATTGTTGTAACAAATGGAGTAATTACAAGTATTGCAAACTCTTCCAAAACATTCGTTATTGATCATCCTAGTGATCAAGATAAATATTTAGTTCATGGTTGTTTAGAAGGACCAGAAGTGGGTGTTTACTATAGAGGAAAAGGAGAGATTAAAGACAATAAATCTACAACAGTTGTGTTACCGGTTTATGTTGAAAAATTAGCAACAGATTTTACTATTCAATTAACACCTATTTACGAAGGCAAAAAGATTGAACAACTAAATGCATCAGAAGTGAATAATAATTCATTCAAAGTATATGGAGATAATTGCAAATTTTATTGGTTAGTTCAAGGTAAACGCAAAGATATTAATATTGAACCTTTAAAATCAGAAACAATTGTTAAAGGTAATGGTCCTTACACTTGGATTTAAAATAAAACTTTTTTAGATTTATAAAATGAATAATAAATAAATATAATTATTTACTTATTATTTTACATTTTTCTCATGTTAAAAATATAATAATGATCCTTTTATTCTAGATCTTCTTTTGTAATCAAACGAAAAGGTCTTATTTTATATAATTTTTCCTTTAATTCATCTTCAGCATCATCAGGTCTCTTTTTAAAGGTTGCTTTTGTTCTATATCCTGTGCCATCATTTCCAATTCTATTCATGTCTGGTTTTGATTCCAATGGACTAATATAGTAATATGCAAGAGATTTTCGTAAAACACCTTCAGGACAATTAATTTCATCTGGTAAACCATGCCATGATGATTCATTTGTCTTAAAAATAAGAGCAGTATTGAATACTACAGGCGACTTAACAACACATTTTGATAAATCTTTATTCCATAACTGAGTATCGCCATTCCATTCTTCCTTCCAATCTTTACTCATGTATAATATAACATTTAATCTTCTCTCTTTATTCAAATGAGGATGCTTTTCGTAATCTAAATGCATGTCTAATTTACCACCAGTAGAATGAATATGTATACCAGCACCATGTAAATAAGGATCATATTCTAGTTCTTCTATACCTGATAGTAAATTTATTTTTTCTATTATTTCTTTACAAGATAATAAGTTGAATAATTTTTTTATACATCTTGGCATAGTATTTATTTTATCATTTGCAAATTTTTTTTCAATAGGATTATTATATTTATACCAACTTCCAGATGTTACATCTGTTGGAAATTCTTTAAATATTTTTTCAGCGTAGTCTGAGTTTAAAAAATTAGGTATTATAATGTGTTCAAAAGGTTCCGCATTTAAAAAAGTATTATTCAATTCTATAAGTTTTTTATCATCTTTTACCCAATCTCCAAAATAATCTAATTTATTATTTAAACGTTCTGTTAAAAATAAGTCAAAAAAATTGATTTTATAATCATGTATCAAATCGTCTAATCCTGATAAAAGATCAACTTCAATATCCCAACCTAAGTCTTTCAATTTTTGATTACTAATATAGTAACGCATATCATTATATGGTCTATCTTCAATATATTCTATATAGTCATCATAATTTTCAGTGTTCTTTATCATTTTAATTAATAATTTAGCTACATCTAAAACAGAATACTCCATATTTTCATCACAACCTATATTGTAAATTTCACCAACTACACCTTTTTCTAAAATAGTTTCAAAAGCTTTTGCTGTATCATAAGCATGTAAAAATGCACGCACACTTGATCCATTACCTTGTATAGTAACTTTTTTATCCTCTTTCAATAGTTTAATAAAACGAGGTATTAATTTTTCTGGATATTGATTTCTACCATATACATTATTACCGCGTGTGATAACAATCGGCATTTTATATGAATGTAAGTAACTTTGAGCCATTAATTCTGCTCCTGCTTTTGTAGCTGCATAAGGATTTGTAGGACACAAAATAGAGTGTTCTGTTTTACATAATTCTTCAATAGAATTCATAGACTCTCCATACACTTCATCTGTTGATACGTGAATAAATTTTTGGATTTTTTTATATTTTCTACACGATTCTAATAAATTATTTGTACCCAAAACATTATCATAAGTAAATTTTATGGAATCTTCAAATGAGTTTTGAACATGAGATTGTGCGGCAAAATGTATAACGTGAGTAACTTTATATTTTTTTAAAATAGAATCTACTAATTCAACATTATTTAGATTACCTTTAACTAATGTGTAATTTGGATGATTTCTAATTTGTTCATTAACATTATTTTCGTCTGCACAATAATACATTGCATCCAAATTAATAATCTTATTCATTTTATTTTTAAAAAAATAATAGTTAATAAAATTACTTCCAATAAATCCACATCCACCAGTTACTAATAAATTCTGTACAGGAACTTCTTGATCCAAATTCTTTTTGTATTGAATTAAACTATCTCTCGTTGCATCTTTTATATTTCTTACTTCCGGAAATAAAGTTTCTAATTTAGTTGTATCTAAGAAGTTATTTGAACGATCAGAAGCTAATATTTTACGCTGTTCGTCTTGAGAGAAATTCTTCCATGTAAAAAGTGGATCTACAATTTCCTTATACATTTCAAGCATTTCATTATGACTTATTAATCCGGGATTCGTCAAATTAACGGTTCCTGTTATATTTTGGTCCATCATTTTTAAAACAAATGGCAATAACTCTGGTAACACAGACATAGAGTTAGAAATAGAACAAATTTTTTCATAATTTACAATTTTTGTAATGAAATTACGTTCATTTTTTTCTCCAGTAATTGGCATTCTAATGCGTAAGTTAAGTGTACTGTCTGAATACAAACTCATAATTTGATCGGTGTAACCTTTAACAATTGAATAAGATGAACCAAAAAAATTTGGTAATGAATTTTCTGTAAATCCATCATATTCTTGTTCAAATGGATGACTTTCATCAAATTTAAAAATACATCCAGTTCCTAAATAGGTATAGTGTATTTTTCTGATTTTGCATAATTCTGAAAGTAATAAAGGAGAAAATAAATTATCTCTAATATTATCTACTAACTTACCAGGTTCTTCAAGATAGTCAATTGTTGTTATTTTCTTATCTCCTATTGTACCATGTGTTCTACCAATAAAAGAAATAACATGTGTAGGACGTACATTATCAATTTCTTCTAATAGTGTAGATTTACAGTCTACTCTACTCTTACCGCAGTAAAATTTAATATTATTTTCCTCCATTATTTTTTTGAAAATATTTCCGATCCATCCACTTGAGCCATAAATTAAAACGTACATATTATAAGTTAGATACAGAAAAAATAATTTCGTCTAAAATATATATATGAATAATAAAACTACAATTAATAAATTTTTAGAAAAATTATTAAACAAGTTTTGCAAAATTTATAATACAAGTAAAAACCACGTTAAAACAAATGATAAATTAAGATTTCGTTTTGAATGCTTTAAATATAATAACATGATTAAACATATTGATGTTCCAGATATTAATATTGGTTCTAATTGGGAAGCAGTTTTAATTGAATACAGATGTTTTCCTCACGTTGAGTTGTTAATACGAAACGCAATTTTAAAATTAGGTTCAAAATGGTCATTTACAGTTGTTTGTGGAAATCTAAATTATAATTTTATGAAAGAGATTTGTCTTCAAATATCTAGTAATATAAAAGTAATTAAGACAAATCATAATAATTTAATTCAAGATGAGTATAGTTTATTATTAAGTAGTATTGAATTTTGGAACCGGTTAAAAGGTAGTAAAATACTTATATACCAGGAAGATTCATTCATATTTAAAAGTAATATAGAAGAGTTTATAGATTACGATTTTATAGGTGCACCTTGGCCAAAAAATACAAATGATACACCAAATTGTGTTGGAAATGGGGGTATTAGTTTAAGAACAAAACAAATTATGATAGATGTAATAAATAAAATATCTATTAAAAATACAAGTATTAATGAAACCACAAAAATATATATGAAAGATCATAATTTAAATAATTGCCCTGAAGACGTATATTTTTCATTAAATATGCAAAAATTCAATATAGGAAAAGTTGCTGATTTTGATACAGCATTCAAATTTTCTACAGAAAGTCTTAATAATCCTAATAGTTTTGCAGGACATAACTTTTGGTTATCAGATCCAGCATGGTTGAAAAGAATTCAAAAAAATTTAAATTTATTTAATTATGTATCAAATAATAATTTGAATGAATATCTATTTTTTTTAAAGAAACCAATACAATTAAACTTAACAAAAAGTAAACCAAATGCGTTTGATTTAGATTTCTTTTTATATAAAAAATGTAATAATATTTTTATTAAAAATAATGAAGAGTTAACAATGCATTTTTATAACTATGGAATGAATGGCTTGATTTATAGTGTAAAACAATTATATAATTTATACCCGGAGATTAACGTATTTTATTGTTTGAATGATATATTTATTTTAAAAAAAGAGAAAATATATCCATTAAATTATTTTGTAAGTAAATATTTATACTCTAGATCATTTGATTATTTTATGAAACTAACAATTCATAATTATTATGAAAATTTATCAGACAACTATTCGTCTTTAATTTTATTAGCATTTATTGGTAATATTGATGTCGGTAATGACTTGTTAGAAAAAATAATAAAATATAAAAAAATAGAAACGTTTAATGTATCTTTTTGTTTTAATTCAAAAGTAATATACGAACATTTTAAACAGACGATTCATAAAAATTTCTTATATTTTTCTATTTACTTTACAAATGAATATGGTACTGATATTCAACCTACAATATTTATGTATAATGATATATGTAAAAAACATAAATTTGATTATATAATTAAGTTACATACGAAAACTATTAAAAATGAATACAATGATCTTACAAATTTTTTATTATCAAATAACCTTTCAACTTTGAAGAAAAAAATAAACAAAAATGTATGTAACTGTCTTGGCCAAGACAACTATTATTTATCAATAAACGATGATATTTTTAACAAGAGAAATGTAACAAAATATATTAATTTTTTAGATATTGATAAAAAATTTGTTAGAGGAACTATATTTTTTACAGAACACAAGATTTTTGCAAAAGTAATAGACTTTATTAAGAATAACGATTATAAATCATTTATTTTTAATAATTTATATGAAAATAATTCAATTAACATAAATTATTCACCTACACATTTTTTAGAACGTTTGTTCGGAATAATCAAATGATTATTTTTTTTGTATTTAATAAAATATATTAATAGTTTATTATGGAAGAAAAATACTCTGTAGAAAAACTTGAACCTTTTGTTTTTCAAATCGCTATTGCAGATTTAGCAAATACTAACAATCCTCAAAATTTTAATGAGGAAATTATTGAGTTTAGTGATGTTAAAATTAGTTTTGAAATGTTTAAAAATTGTTTTTTTGATAATAATTATCAACATTTTGAATTAAATGATCAATTTAGAAATCTTAAAGAATTAGGAATTAATGAAAAATTAATAAATCATAGTAGTTTTTTTAAAAATTATATAGGTGGTACCAAAGTAAATATTATTGATATTTTAATTTTAAAGTATATGAAAAATAAAAAAACTAGATTAGATGATATTTCCAGAATTTCTTTGATTAAAGACTTTAATACGTATGATAGTTTATTAGATTTTAAAATATATAATAATCAATTAGCTCTGGATGATATTTTAACTTTATTTAATTTATATAATAATAAAGCTGTTAAAAAATTTTTCAGATTTAAAATTAAAGCTACATACTATTCTACCGTAATAGATGAAACTATATCTATGTATTTTAATTATTTAGTTGATATTCCAAAATGTTTTAAAGATAATATTATCAAAGAGAAAATAACTAATATTGAATATTATCAAACTGATGAATCTGATGAAGTTGATGAATTTGAAAAAGTGGAACTTGATGAAGTTCATGAAGTTCAAGTTGATGAAGTTGATCAAGTTGAAGAGCCTAAGAAAAATGTTAAGTTAAAGACTAAGTCATTAAAACAACCTGTAAAAAAATTGGTTGAAACCCCTGTTAAAGAAGTAGAAAATTTAGTATATAGCAATTATATTAAAAAACAAAATAGTGAAAATATAAACATAGATATTAAAGATCTTATGTTGTATAATTCTATGGAAAATATATCTGATGACGATGACGATGAAGATTACGATGACGATGAAGAAGATGATAAAACAACTGATTCTAATTTAACAACTACTTCTTTTGAAGTTAATGATGAAGAGGAGTCATTTTTTTTAAAATAATATTAGTAAAACAGTTTATAAGTAATTAATTTTTAAATATAAATTTTAATATTTGTATTAAGTAGTAATATAAATATTAATGTTAAGAATTTTTTCAAAAAGTAATGATTTAAGC